TGACCATTAATGATAATATCATTAACCTGTTTACACCAGGTGACTGGTCTTACCAAAGTTTGATTAGTTGTAATACCAGGACCGTCATATGCAAACGTTCTAACTGTATCAAGGGTAGTAATACCTGTTACAGTTCTAGCATCTTGGAATAAACCAAATCCTTGACCTGCACCAGGGTTATTCTTCAGTTGTACGGTATCACCGACTTTAATTGTCTCAGTAATATCTACCAAGACAACATCGACATCTGCTGTTCCCTTATAGAAAATAATCTTGGACTTGTCACCCTTCTTGGGTGCTTCAGTAAACTCAATTACCGCACCACCGTTAAACTTATATGATTGATTAGGAACCTGAAGGATATCATTGATTGTTACAATCAAACACTGTGCAATGTTAATATTTGACCCTTCAGCAACTTCAATAGAGAACTGTTTGTCTGATATAGTGAGATCAAACGATTTTTTAAATCCATCAAATTGTGGGGCAAGATCATCAAATACATCAAGTTCTCCAATTGTAAATCCATTGAAGCTGTCACGGAAAACATCTTCGATGGTGAGTTGGAATTCATCATAGGTGGCAGTAGTCTGAATACCAGTTGTCCCACCAATAGCAGGTCTGACTATTTCACCCTCTTTGTATCCAAATCCCTTGTTAACAATATCAAAGGAAATAATACTTGACCCCTGACCAACAGTTACATCAACTTTTGCTCCAGTTCCTGTTCCGACAATACCATCAGAATAAACTAGAGGAATGTTCTGATATGGAAGTGGTGCATCAATAACAACTAGAGGTGGATGTAAATCATCAAGATTTGCACCAATGAAGCTAGTAGTGATTGCAACAATCTCACCATTTTGAACGGTGGCTGTTCCGATATTAACAACAGTAGTAATTCCTGTTGCGGATACTGCATATCCAACATTCACTGTTTGAACACCGACCCTGTAACCAGAACCAGGATTGTTGATAACAGTGGATAAGATTGTTCCAGCAGCAGACACATTAACAGTTGCACCAGCCGAGACTAATGGTTGATATCCGAATCCAGGAGTAGAGGCCACAGATACAATGATACCGCCTCTGGGAATAGTTGCCTTATTGGGATCGTCACCAGATGAAACACTATCACCAAGATAGGTAATACTTGAGATACCCGATGATGGTTCTGTGATATTAAAATCACCAACATTAATCTGACCACCCTGTGGCTCTTGAAGAATATTAGAATTCAGAACAATAGCATTGTTTGTAGAGAACCCTGTAATGTTAACTCCATTCTGGGTTAACCTATAAGTTTTCTTTTGGCCATTAAACTGAGATTGAATATTGTCAAATGTAAGGTTTGTAGCATAAGTATCTTCAGATCCATCAACAATTCCACTTCTCATGAATGTTCTTCCTTGGAAAGTGGAGAATGTTGTAATTCCTGAGAAGTCTACATTACTTGGACCGTCAGTGGTGGTACCGATAGGAATCGCACCAAATGGAGCTTCTATAAAGTTAATAGTGTTATCAACAATATTGTAGTTACCACCCATGAGCTCCACGGCTGTACCGTTTGCATGAGTACCAATACCTGTACCCATTTGAGCTCTCAATACTCTTAATCTGTTGGTTGCACCAACACCGATGTCCTGAATTAGCATCATTTCATCGTTGATCTTAATCAGATCATTAGCTCTAAATGAGGATATACCACTAACAATGAAATCAACATCAAATATAACCTCTTGTGAAAGAGTAGTTGATACATCAACTTCCGTCACTGGTGCCTGAATCATGTTATCAATTGCAACCAATGCTCTTGCATTTTGATTGGTTGAAGTTAACTTGTGGTTTGTTCCAATACCAACAGAGGTGATATCCAATGTTGTTGGTGTACCTGCCAGAGCAGCAGCTGCATCTGTTGCTAATCCAATACTAACATCACTCAACTTAACTGCAAATAATGTCGTGGGTAACTTATCAGTCGAAATACCAGAGATTGAGGTAGTAGCAATTCCAACAGCATTAGCAGTAGATGATGCAGAATTTTCGTAACTGTAAATTAATTTTTCACCAGTATTAAAGAAGTGATTTGGAATAATAATACTGTTATTTGATACGTTAACAACAGATGCACTATTTCCAAGGAATTGTTTTTGGAAAATTGGATTACTGTCGTGTGTCAGTTTAAATGCTCTCTTCTTGTCATTTTCAGTTCCGGTGTATCCACCAAACTTAGACCATAGAATGTTATTATTCAGAGTAGAGATTGAGTTAATACCAACAATGTTGTCATAGTTCTTGAGTCCAATACCAAATGCTCTTATTTCAACATCAATACTTGCATTTGGAGTATATACAAGATTAGTTGTATTACTGGTTTTAGTAACACCAACTGTTCCAAGACCCACATTGGTTTTAATATCGCCATATTTGACAATATTCAAATTATCGGAATCTAGGACATTACATTCAAACATCTCATACTCATTATTTGTTGTGTCGTGAACAGTTACAATAAAGTATTCAGCTGCGAATGGATTATCATAAGTGGCAATCAAATTAGCAGTGGGTGATCCTGAAGATGCAATAGACTTATAATAAGATGATAGGTTGGTAACCTCCATACTGACGGTTCCAACACCAGACAGGCCAGCATTTGTAAGGACAGCAGATACATTAGCAGTGACCGCTGTTCCTACTGGAGGTACAATACTAAAGACCAGATCAGATCCAGAGATTTCTGCCTTATATGTTCCGAATGCGTCTTGACCAGTCATTCCAGAATTATTTGTTATATCACCATACTGCAGCATCTCTACGTTTGTACCATCATGCAGAAGACTGAACTCAGACATGAAGTAATTGTTATTAATGTCTTGAAGTTGAACCAGAAGTTTTGCCGATCTTTCAGATGTTGGAATTGTAAGAAGTGTCGTTTCCGTACCGAGAGGTACAAATACAGATGATGAAGCAATAGACACCAATTCACCAACTGCTGTAGATCCAATTCCTGTTACATTGTCAAGTCCACTGAATTGGAAAGTAGTAACATCATAGTTGTTGAATTCAAAGAGATTTGGTGTAAATGTAAGACCCCACTCACTTGTTCCGATACTTGTGTGACCAAAGAATCCAAGAGGAGTGCCAGTATCAAGAGTTGAATATTGACTTGCATATCCATCGTTCTTATCTTGAAGGACGGAGACAATAGCCGATTGCTTTCTATTCCTAAGTTCCTTATCCTGTACCAAGGTGAAGATCTTATTATATGTGAAAGAATCATCATAAGTAGTGACCACTGAGAAATTAGTCGATCTGGGATTACTATTGAATGAAGAACTAAAGTCGTCAATTTTCAGAACTCTGTTTCCTCTAGATTCAAAGAAATCAAGCAGAATTCTATTTTCAAATACTACTTGATCTGAAATAACTTTATTCTTACCAATATCAATAGTCTTTTCAGAGGCAAAATCAAAGTCTGGGAAACAATTGAGTTTTTCTTCTCCAATAAGATCAATAACGGTTGAAATTTCAGTTTCAACAGCTGACACAATACCAACGGCATTATTATCAATTAAAAGATCAGCAAATTTCTGGAATCCTGCAGTATGGTTGAGCGAACTAACTGGATCATCCCATGTATTGTAGTCAATTCTAGATTTCAGTGAATATGAGAAGTTTTGGTAATATTCATTATTAGGAAGAACCTGAAGATTATCATTCAGGAATCCTGAGTTGTCTTGCCAACCAGAGTTGAAGGTTGCACCAACACCAAGTATGATAGTTGAGTTAAAATCAATAAAGGTATTAATACGAGCCTGAGTTCCTGTTGTTTCAGATCTGATAATTGATCCAACTTCAAAATCATCTTCAGAGGTGATAAACAAGAATCCACTGACACCATCATATCTCTCAACGATGCCAACACCATTTTCATTTGAAACTACTTCACCTGCAACAAAGTCCTTAGTTGAAATTTTAGATTCAAAAATTGGGAAGAATGTTTTGGGGGTGACTGAACCCGCAACAAGATTTGTTGTGTTTCCTGGGAATTCTCCAGCTGCAAGATAGTCAGTAAGATTGTATTCAATGAATGAACCAGAGCCACCTAGATTACTATCCAAATTTGTAACCTCAAATAACTCATATCCATAGTCCTCTGAATTGTAACCCTTACCTGCTGTTCCAAAACCAACAGCAATATTTTCTACGAGAACTGTCTCACCAACCTTAAATGGCCAATCCTGAACATCATTGAAGATATTTGAGAAGAATAGACGAACAACCTTACTTGAAGAGTCGTAGGTAATTGAGCTAATACTGAACCCGTTTGTATTATTGACCGGAATGATCTGGGGAGTTACATTATTAAGTGAATCAGTGTTTCTTCTGATAGTCACAAAGTTGTCATTTAATTCATAATCAATAAGTAAATCAGTGATTTGTTTGTTAGTAAATCCATCAATGACAACAAGATCAGGTGCTTGACTATAATTAACACCACCAGAAGCAATACCAATAAACTCAAAACTACCGAGTGGATCAAGTTCCAATACTAAAGGTAGATTTCCGACAGCATTAAGTGTATTATCGGAGTGATAACCAAAACCAATATTATTAATCTTGGTTGAAATAATATTACCGATTGAAGTACTATTTGGCTTTAAAAGAGCACCAGATCCCTTTTCACTAGTAACTGAAGTAAATCCAGGGAGTGACCTATAACCTATACCATTATTATCGGAGCTTACTCTGCTAATCGGACCTGTTGCGGTCAATGATGCTGTGTTATATGTAATTCTAGAATTAGTTGAACCATAAGATACAATAGTATCATAATCAAAAGCAATGTTATAATCAAATGTGCTTGATGTGACACCCACAACATTAAAAATACCATCAAATTTGTTTGAAACCAAATTCAGAGTGTTATTTTCAGGTACCGTACTATCTTCAAAAATTTCTTTCTTCACATCTGGAAGAAGATCAAGATTGTCTGGTTCTAATCCATAGTATAAAACACTTGGAATATTATCACTTACTGTAAGGGTCAATGAAGCATTGGTATCGACACCAATCACACCATTTTTAGTGACTTCAAATGTTGACTTAGATTTTGTGGTATAGAACTCATTAATTTTTTGTGGGTCCGCATACAGGAACATGTCAAAGGCGGATGTTTGAATACCACTGTTCGTAAATGACAATGAAGAATCTGACAAATCAAATTTTACAATTTGATTCTTCTGGATTTCAATCTGTGGATTGATTCTTGCCAATGTTGCAGTAT